TACTCATAATAAATCTGACCTTTTTCATCCCTATCCACATTCATCCTGTCTGGCATAAGCGGATACAGTGCTATCACTTCTCCTTTGCCATTACGGATAATCTGCGCGTAGGCATTTCCCCATAGCAAAAGGTGTGTCATCAGCACTTCTCGGAAGGTATAAGATGACATCTCCGGGTTCGGTTCATCATGCAATAAAAAATACAGTGGATGATTGGTAGCTTTTACTTTGCTTCCATCTCCGCTGTATTCGTAAAAATGTAGTGGCAGACTGGCGATTGCCTCCGACAAAATTCGGACACATGAGTACACCGCTGTCATCTGCATTGCACTTCTTTCATTTACCCTTTTTCCGCTTGTGGAATTACCAAGGAAGAAGCTGTATGCGCTTCCTGCTGTTCGGTTCACAGGCTTATCCCTCGACCGAAATATTCCATTTAAAATTCCCATAGGAATCACGCTCCCTTCTATTAAAATACGAGAAGTCCTCTCGTATCATAAACACTTTCACTTGTGTCGTTACCACATCGGATTGCTCTATCAAGTGCCATAATACAAGCAATTGCTCCATCAATCTTTTCAGTGGACTTGGCTTTATCAGCCTTAATATTTCCGGCGGGGTCCGTTTTAATGAAAATGTTATCCATGTTCCAACGAAGAACCGGATGCCCGCCATGTGCTAATCGTTTCTCCAAGGTCAACTTCATCAATTCTTTTGTAGGGGATGACATTGTTGCATATCCCTGTCCCATTGGAACAACTGTAAATCCCATCCCCTCAAGGTTCTGAGACATTTGTGCTGCTCCCCAACGGTCAAATGCAATCTCCCTAATATTAAACTTCTCTCCCAGTTGCTCTATAAACTTTTCGATGTACCCATAATGCACCACATTTCCTTCCGTGGTTTTTAAGAATCCCTGTTTCTCCCATATGTCATAGGGAACGTGATCTCTACGCACACGCAAATCCAATGTTTCTTCCGGCACCCAAAAATATGGAAGAATAACATATTTGTCCTCCTCATCCAAGGGTGGAAATACCAAACAAAAAGAAGTAAGGTCTGTGGTACTGGATAAGTCCAAACCACCGTAGCAAATCCTACCGCGTAATGCATCTTCATCCACAGGAAAATTACATTTATCCCACTTATCCATTGGCATCCAACGGACTGACTGTTTTACCCATTGATTCAATCGAAGCTGACGAAACGCATTCTCTTCACTCGGAGTCTGTTTTGCGCTTTCACAGGCAGCCTGTACCTTATCAATTCCAATGGTAATATCAAGGCTCGGATTTGCTTTCCTCCACACTTTTGGGTCTGTCCAGTCATCTTCCGGGTCTGCCCCAAAGATAACCGGATAAAAAGTGGGGTCAACTTTTCTTCCTTCAATAATATCCACAGCCTTTTGGTGCAATTCATAGCAAATACTATTCGTATCATTTCCAGCAGTCGTTATAATAAAGTGCAACGGATTTCTTCTGGCATCTGACGTACCCTTTGTCATCATGTCAAAGAATTTACGGTCTTTTTGCACCCATAATTCATCGAAGACAAGTCCCGACACATTGAGTCCCGATTTGCTTCCAACTTCTGCTGACAGTGCCTTGTAGGTACTGTTGGTTGGTAAATAATTGATTGTCTTTTTACTTTTACTGATTTCGCAGGTGGCATTAAGGCTGTCACATAATTTAACCATGTCACAAGCCACATCAAATACCAACGATGCTTGGTCTCTATCAGCAGCACAACCATACACCTCTGCTCTTTGCTCCATATCTGCACACAGCAAATACAGTGCTACAGCGGCTGCCAGTTCACTTTTCCCACATTTCTTCGGCACTTCAATATAGGCTGTTGTAAACTGCCTATACCCATTTGGCTTTATTGTTCCGAAAATATCTCGGATTATCTGTTCCTGCCAATCTATCAAAATAAAAGGTTTATCGTGAAATTCTCCCTTCGTATGACTTAACTGCTCAATAAAAGCCACTACACAATCCGCCTCATTTTTATCATAGATGGAGTCCTCGGCCTTAAACCTTGTCGGAACATATTTCTTTAACTTCCGCAATGCTCCACCTCCTTAACTGCATTAAAAAAAGACCCTTTCGAGTCTTCCATAACGACCAAAAGAGCCTCTTGGCTCTCTTGGCTTATTCTGCTTTATTCTACTCCGTCAGAGCAGACCTTTTTGCCAAGCAATAATTCTGCGTAAATATTAGAATAGCGTTCACATTCACTCCCCTCAGAACCTGCAATTGCTTTAAGATAGAAATCCGCAGCATCCTTCCGACTGTCCCATATTTCTTCCTTGCCGTAACAAATGACCTTCACACTGTCCAGTTTTTTGCATGCATCCTCGCCATAAACCACATGAAGACAACTCCCGTTATCCCAAGAAACCATAATGGATGCCGTGTCATCGACACCCCTTACCGTTCCCCTTGTACCGATTGGAGGTGCTTGCAAATCATCCATCCGTGTAAGTTCTACTCTTGTCCCTATGGGATACTCTTTTCTGACCTGTTCTACTATCTCTTTACTTGGAAATCTCATACCTATTCTTCCCCCTTCTTTGTCTTGAATGCTGATGAACCATCCAGTTTTTCCAGAAGGATTTTTCTGTCAGCCTTATATTCATCACCGATGAACCCAAGTCTTAAAAGGAAACAACGGAATGCATATTTCTCGTTTTCATCTTCCCTTGGTTTTGCCGTGATTCTTTTCTGTGTTTTTGCCATGTTGCAGATGGATTCAATAAACCTTGTATAAGTAGGAACCTTTTCCGGCTCTACATCATAAAACCAAGGGAACATTATTTTATCGGGACCCGTTACTATAATGAGGTCTTCTCGTCCAAAAGCATGGCTGAATAACTGCCCTTTACTTTCAAGGATTTTATAAAGATTCCCAATTGCCTCATCTGTGAAACCTGCTCTTGGAACGGAAATAGTAAGGTTCGTCTCTTCTTCCACCTCATCCCACTCTGTAGGATTCATTCCTGTTGCCATCACGCAGGTATCAACAACCTTTCCGTCCATGTCGATACACTCGCTTTCAATTTCCAAAGTGCCATCCCTTAAAATCCTGTAGTTTCCTACTTGGTAAGCCATGCTAGGGGCTCCAAGGTACTTTGCTTTTGTACCCGTCTCTTCCTCTATTGCTTTTACCATTGCTTTCCGGCTTTCGCCTGTTACGTTAAAATGTAGTACCATATCACGTACCTCCTTCTTTTGGTAGTACACATATTCCCGTAGAATGTGCATAATAGCAACTACATTTCTTCTGAATACTTACCAAAATTATGGGACGAAAGCTGGGCATAATAGGCAATACCACAAAGCACAAATACTACATTCGGAAGTGCCACTCCATTTCCCCACATCTTATACTCTGCTGCATCGGAATGGGGATTCTGTAACCATTTACGGATTTGGTTATCCGACCTCTGCTTTACATTCTTTCCCATAGCCTTTGCATGGATATCAAAAATTTCACGCCACTTTGCAATTTCCTCATCTGTCGGATTCTCTGTTTCCAGATCATCACACCACCAATCCGGAAATCCCTGCAATCTGGCACACTCGGTTGGAGTTAATCTTCTTACAATGTAATCCACCTCGTCCGCATCATTCACAATCGGAGGGTCTTTATAGTCTGTAGCAACAAGTGTATTAGCCAGTTCCTCTTCTGCCCGCATAAAAAAGGATGCCTTACTTGAACTATAAGTAGGCACCGCTACGGCACTTGGTCCTTGCGCATTTAAAGTAGAATTTACACCATCCTCCACTATTCCCGGAGTGCGTGCAAATTTCTGTCCGCAGTTAAATGCTTCTCTATCGATTGCATACACAACTGCGTGTTTATCTACGGTATTTAATGTAAAAGAAACCTCTTCACTGACACCATCTCCCTGTGGACCATTGGTATCTTTCCTTCCAATCATGGAACCTTGCAAAGAAACCACAGCCATCCCACCTTGATTGCAGCATGGATTTCCACCATTGGCATCAAGGCATCTTGCCGTATCTGCTTCATAAAAACCACTGTGTGGATTATCCGATTTCATGGAGTTACTCTCTTTTGCACAAATGCCATAAACCTTCGGTTGGAAAAGCGTCTGGTCATTGTTGCAGCTAAGTGTGGCTGACAAGTCATCCTGTATAAGGGCACCTTTACCGCCACCTTCACAGCCACTTCTGATTTTTAAGGTCTTAGGTTTCTGCACCACAAAGGGCTGATTATTTCCACCCGTCCCATAGGTGGATGATACTGTCTGCGCCACATTAAGTGGACCTGTGTATCTGGAGTCCTGCCCGTGATTTTCAAACATTAAACCGACATCGCCTGTTTCTCCAACGCTTTCTGTAACATCGGTGGGAGCTGCTTGCCACGTACTGCCGCACGTCTGAGAATACCCAGACACGCTTTCGGACTCAAATAATATTTTTCCGGCACACCCACCTGTAAAATCTGCGACAAGGTAGATACGCTTTCTTCGTTGCGGCACTCCCCAAAATTGACTATCGAATAATCGCCATGCGACTGAGTAATCGTCTGCCACGATTTGTCCGGCGTTCTCCCACTTTGCAGATTTAGGTATAGACACCTGTTCATCTTTAACTTTGCAGATTTCTTCAAGGACCGCCCTAAAGTCTTCCCCTTTGTTTGAGGAGAATGCTCCGGGGACATTTTCCCACACGATAAATCTTGGATATTTTCCATTGGTACTCTCCCTCATTTCTTTAATAATACGGATTGCTTCATAAAAAAGACTTGAACGAGAACCAGTAAGGCCATCGCGCTTGCCTGCCACCGACATATCTTGGCAAGGACTCCCAAACGTGATGATATCCACCGGCTTTAACTCGCTCCCCTTTAATGAAGTTATATCTCCTAAATGTTCCACATCCGGCAGTCTCTTGGTTGTTACCCTAATAGGAAAAGGCTCAATCTCCGAAGCCCACAAAGGGGTAATACCGGAAATCAAGCCTCCTAAAGGAAATCCACCCGAACCATCAAACAAGCTGCCGAGTGTTAAATTATTCTGTTTCATCGCTGGTAACCTCCATTTCTTCGATTACCTCTTCATATGACAGTTTCTTGCCATCACGAAGTACATAAATTCCATCTGTATTTCCATTTCTATACTGAATGAACCTTTTTACAGCCACATCCACAAACTTAGGTTCCAGCTCTACACCATAACAGATTCTGTCCATCTGCTCACAAGCCATGAGCGTGGATGCCGAGCCAAGAAAACCGTCTAAAACGATGCCGTTTGCCTGTGTACATTGTTTAATCAGATAGGCAATCAGTGGAACCGGCTTACTGGATGGGTGACCGAATCCATCCTCTTTGGAATTTTTAATTCCATCGAACTCAAATACAGCCTTCTGCTTCTGGTCGCCATACCATTTGTGTTTTCCGTCTTTTCTCCAACCCCAAATGATAGGTTCCATGTTAAATTTCCAATCCGTTCTCATAAGCGGTGCCCTCGGCTTTTTCCAAATGAGACCTGCACCAACTTTAAATCCGGCATCTTCATATGCATCATAAAATACACGCGCTTTCATGGTTGCATAAAAAACATAAATGGATGCATCAATCGCCATGCTGTTTTTGAAGTTCTCAAATGCTTTCATAAGGAATTCATATCCGTCCTTATCACTCAAGTCATCATTCGCAATCGTACCTGATGCATTCTGAAGTGCCACAAAGTATGGCGGGTCGGTGCATACGAGGTTGGCTTTCTTTCCATCCATTAATCTTTCATATGTTTCTGCCACAGTGGAATCCCCACAGATAACTCTGTGATTTCCGATGTGCCAGATATCTCCTGCCTTAGAAAAGCAAGGATTATTCAATTCTTCGTCTACATCAAAATCATCTTCTTTGGCATCCTCTGCATCCCCGGCAAGCAAATCAGCAATTTCCTGCTCATCAAATCCGGTAAGAAGAACATCAAAGTTTTCTGCTGCCAAGGCTTCAATTTCAACTCTTAATAATTCTTCATCCCAACCTGCATCCGCCGCCATTCGGTTATCAGCAATAATGTAGGCTTTTTTCTGTGCCTCTGTCAGATGGTCTGCAAACACACACGGTACTTCTTCAATTCCCTCTTCCTTGGCCGCTATGATTCTGCCATGTCCGGCAATCACGTTATAATCACGGTCAATAATCACAGGATTGATGAACCCAAACTCCCGGATGGATGCACGAAGTTTAATAATCTGCTCCGGGGAGTGCGTTCTTGCATTATTTACATATGGTATGAGCTTGGCTGTCGGCACAAGCTGCATCTCGGTGATTGTTCTGCCCATTCCTTCCGCTTCCTTTCCACCAATTTTTGTAATCCTTTATTAGCACCATCCACATCTCCGGCAAGTGCCTGACCTTTGATGGTCTTAAACTGTTGTTTTGTCAGATATGGCTTATGCGCCTTTAACATCTGTATAAATTCCTTCTGCTCCATCACATACCTCCGCGTGCTCTTAGCAATCTAGCCATCACATCATCCTGTGGTGTATTACCGGAAAATTCCACGGAGCAGTTCTCCTTCACTACTTGGAAAATCTGATACCAGATTTGGTTAACCTGTTTCATATACTGTTGCGACATTGCCACATAAGGCGATGCGCATGCAGAACCTGTTGTAGGATGTTTTGCAAGGAATCCGTATTCTGAAATAGCATCCTCACACTGTATCCAACGAGAAACGCTCATGGCATACTGTTCAATAAGTTGCTTGCTAATTAATTTTTCACAGCCTCTCTCCTTCAGCCACAGCCACGTTTCCTTATAAATTTCTTCTGCCGCAAATTCTCCACCGTTTTTCTGTTTGGCCTTCATGTAATCACTTGGGGCTGGCATATCAACACCATCGAATTTTGCATTCACAGGTAATTCCATGACCTGCAATTTTCTTCCTCCCGGATTACCGTTGCTAACCTTCTCTGCTAAGGCTTTGGACTTGCGACCAGCACCCGTCCGAGCGCCACCTCTGGCAGTTCCATCTCTCGCCATTTTTCACACCTCACTAAACTTTTTAACTTTTGGGGGTTTATATTCCCGTTTGAATACGCCTAACGTGTACGTTTGACCCCGGCACCGTTCCCTATGGGGCATTGCTTTTCACGAATTGACCGCCCCCTACCCTTCTGATATAATCAAATTGGAGGCGGGGCTTGGCTCTTGAAAAGCCTCTTGACTGA